TTCTAATTCCGTACTTTTGGCAATGTCTTGTAAAACATTATGCGACATCGAGTTCTCCCTAAGATTGAAGAGAAAGTTTACATGTACCGGCGGCATCCCCAACTGCTTTCAGGAAACGAGCACCGACAAGGTTCGTAGGCATGGGTACCGACCGGGAGGCCGCTACCGTTGAGGTAATGTTGCCACTGCCTGTATGACAAACATCGTATGTCCCATCAAGGTCCTCTGACGAATACCAAGTAATTGTTCCGACACTAGTGCTACTAGGCATGTAAATATACCCATAGCGAAAACCACGGAAATCAATTGCCGTAGCATCACCGATGTTACCAGAGCCGTTGCAAATCGTTACCGATTCAACTAAGTCATTAGCAAAACTTGTACTCATAATTCACCTTATGGATTCGTATCGTAAAAAACAGTGCCTTCGTAGTCCACATCGGTTCCAAAGAATCGACGAAACTCACCCTCTGCCGGTGCAGAGCCGTCCGACTTATCGGAGTTGTAACCCATTCGATCTGGCGTAAATTGCTGACGATCGTGCGATACCGAAGCAGCTAACCGCTCGTGGAACTTCTGGCTGTGAACACCAGACTTATTCTCAAGCCTTTGTTCAGCAATCGCCAAGCAGCTTTCAAGTATCGTCTCCGCATGAGGTTCCCCACCCAACGGATAAGGATTGGAAGCCGAGAGCTTGATCTGAAGTGCATGATACCGATAAGACAATGTATAAGCCTTGTCGGGTGTCGGCCAAAGCAGGATTTCAAACCGTTGGCCATCGCTTCCATCACTTGTCCTGGCCCTTACGGCAGCAGACAACGGGAACGTGTTGATCACATTAAAGTCTCGCTGACGAAGCATTCGGATACGATGCTCGCTAGTTATCTCAATTGGATACCACCGATTGTCAGCAGCAGCATATGTCAACGGCCCAGTCATCCCCCCAAAGCTGGCAGGAAGTGTGTAGTCAGACGTAGCAGCCACCGTTGTAAGCGTAGTAGTTGGCTCCAGAAACGACCACTTGTGTGCCAATGCCCCACCTCCGATTGGAGGTGGATGGTAGAACTGACGTAGCCCAGCATGGATGATGTCATCCAACTGGGTAATCTCGTCAGCCGACCAGTTAGCAGCAGTCCTCTCTCCCAACCAGTACCAACCGATCTCCTGTCTCAGCGTTGTTAACGTCTGAGACAGGGAGGACTCGGTGGTACTGGCAGTAGAACCACCAGTAGTCTTGATCGTAAACTGTACCGGGATACTGTTCGCATGAGCAAACAGCAAACCAATCACCGAACCGTTCATCTCGGCAGCAGTGAGATTAATGGAATATTGACCATTGCCTTCCTCGGCAATGGTCCCACTCAAAGACGCCTGGGTGCCACCATCAATCGTTTCGAACTTGGTAATAGCACCGGCAACCCCGGTCAAAGCAGCACCAGTATCCTTGTTCACCAAGGCGAACGTAAAACCGGTTACCGCTTGATTTTGAACAAAGCTCATGCAGTCACTTTCTCAGTCTTCTTGGTTGGCTTTGTTGGCGATAAGAACTCATCCGCAAGCACGGCTATCAGGCACGCAACCTCCAGGCTCAGAGGCCCGTTAGTCTTCTTGTGAAACAAGTTCAGCACCTTATCATGAAGATCAATGATATGTTCCGGCACTTCCCCACCAAAAATTTCTAATAATTCGTCCATTTGATTCCCCTCCTTAAAAGGAGCCATGGTGCCGAGAAAGGATACTCGGCACCATGGCAAGCGACACAGGTAAACTAGTTGGCAATTTGTTCAGCCTGAATACAAGCAACCCAGTCCACATGGAGGATTGGATCGGTCGTACCTGCTGAATGGCACACCAAGGTTGGTGTCATTGCCACGATCGGAATCTGTGTAGTGTGAGCAGTCTTCGCAACACCGTTTACAAACGGCGTGATCTTGCTTGTACCATTCACGAGGAAACCGATCTTGAAATATTCATCATCAGTCAGGGTGTGAAGCCCGGTAGACGAATCTCGACTACCAGCCTTCTCACTATGGAAGTCCACAGCACCATCGTCGTCAACATGCTCAAAAACAATATGATTTGCTGTTGAGTTAGCACCCGAGTTAAGCACCGTGGTATCGACCTCAGCGAGACCAACAACCAAGTTGCCGGTATCACTTCCGCTGGTTCCAATGTCAGCGATCTTTACCCTGGCTTCAAAGTAAATCTTTGAACTAGCAGTGGCAATAAAACTCGAAGCACCCACGGCACCGCCCATCTGGATCTGGATACCCTGGTTGTCCGTGGTGCTGTTGGAATCCAACAACAACACGCCACCCTTGGCAGCCGTATCGTTCGCAGCAGTACCGGCGGTAGCCTGAGTCAATACCCAGCGATAACTGGCATCGTCAAATGCCATGAAATCATCAATAAATCCAAAACCTTCTCCCAGGCCACCAGTTAACACTTGGGTCAACGGGGCTTGGTGCCATAAGTTCGGACTCAATCCACGACCGATCGAGCCGGACTTGGCTTGCGGTCTTGTATATAAATCTGCCATTACAGAATCTCCTATCTAAAATTAAGCGACATAACCAATAAAGTTACGCCGTCGGTTATACATTACGTAATTTCCCCAATTGTCCATGTGAACTTCTCTCACGGTATGTTGACGCGCTGCTTTTTGGGCAGCATGACGAATCATGTGCTTCCCCTTGCGGAAGAAGTACTTGAACGTCCGCCAGTTGATACCGTAGATCGGATCACTGGTGTCGTTGGTTTGCAGGTAAGGTACCCAAACGACCGGGTTACCTTTGAATACTGCACTACCAGCGTACTTGGAGAGATCTACACCCAGGTTGTCGTTACGACCTTCCAGCAGCTTTTCGAGTTTTTCCACCACATCGTAGTTGGTGTAAAAGCCCCAATCACTGTCTCCACCACGCGCTAATTCCGCATAGTTTCGAGGTGCCTGGAAGTTGGTGAAAGCAACAGCCTTGCGCCACTTGGCGAGGCAGTCGTCTCTCGACACACTGGTGTAGTTAAATGCCCAGTTCTTCCAGTTCGAATAAGTCGAACTGGAGAGACCACCAGCACCGCTGGTGAAACCACTGGGGTTTCCACCCGTGAACCCACCACCGGGAGTCGTTGTGGATTTTTGAATCCAGAACGGCACACCGCTAGGAGGTCGAGGCGACACGGTACTGCTACTCGGAGCAGACCACATGGCCTCTTCCATCAATTCGAAGAAATCGTTGTACATAGAGTGTTCTCGTACTTCGATTTCTCTGATGATGGTCTCACGATCACTTTGCATACTGTCTTCATCAAGATCATAACTGAAGTTGACAGTCTGCTTTGACCACTGTTGTTTAGCCTGCTGAGTGAGGTCCTTCACTCCAGTGGCGTCCACAGCGTACAGTTCACTGTGCTTGGCAGTCCCAGTATTAACTACCTGGACTTTCCAATTCAGCTGCACGCCGCCCTTCTCGGGATCCTTACCCTTGGACTTGAACATCTTCGAAGCAAAGATGTGATGTTGATTATCCAAAGAGATATCAACCCATCGACGCTTCTTGAAGTTATCAAGCGTTAGGTTTACAAAATCGTCTAATTGATCAGGAAGCAACGGCATAACCTGACTCCTATGTTACAGCCGAACCCTACAGATCACCGTTGTCTTTCAGGTAGCCATCGAAGGCATCCTTCAGGACAGGGTTGTCAACAGGATCATCAGTCGGAACACTAGTCTTTTTCGCACTCGACCCAGAACCTAAACGCCTCTTGGCCTGCTTGCGAACTCGACTGTTGAACGACTTCCGGCTTTGGTTATCTACTTCTTTTGAAAAAACAGTTCGATATGCCTGTCCAACGAGATCGTCCATCGATGGGATTTCCTTCCCATGAGCCTGATACCCACTGGCAAGAACCAGCACTTGGTCATACAGATGCTCACGATTCTGAGACTCTGCACTTCCCTGAGCTAAGCTCTCGTATCCACTCTCACCAAACAGTCCACTGTTCCCCAGTTCCCCGACAGCATTATCAAAACTGTCAAGCTCCTGACGATATTGCACGGATTGCTCTTGTTGTTGCAATCCACCAATGTACTGCTGTTGGTCCAGGAATGCCTGGGCCAGGATTTCCAACTGACCGTCGTAATGCGTTTGCATTTCGCCAGCCAAGCCATTAATGGCATCACGAAGACCTTCGTCGTAATCCTCATCAAGACCTACTGCAAATTCCCTAGCAGCGGATGCAGCTCCCTCCATATCTAAAGGAGCCTGTTGGACTTGCTGTTGCTGCTGCCATTGAGCCTGTTGCTGCCTCTGCTGCTCTACCTGTTGGTAGTATTGAGCAGTAGATTGAACATGTCGGCGCAAAGAGCCTTCATCAGCGTAATCATCAGGGTTTAACCCGTAATAATTAGCCCATTCTCTGAGGACTTCACCGTCGTCTGGAGAATCATCAGACGACGTATCCTCAGTAATTGGAGGTTCGTCAACCTCTGTTGAGACACCGGAAGTTCCATCGGCATCTACACTTGTTTCTTCGGGTTCGTTTTCCCGGTTCACTTCATCAATAACGTCCAGATCTTTTTCTGTCAATTCAACAGATTCTTCTGGGCTTTCAGTTATATCAGTCGACATCTTTTCCCCCTAGTAATTTTGTGGCGCAGAGTCGCCGTAACCAGCACTTCTGTCGCACAGACCACGATACTTCAAGTAGCCAGCACGCTGCTTTCTACTTGTAAAACGAGCTGTTCCGTCGTTATCAAAGCTAACTCCAGTAAAGCCAGCACTTTTTGCGTCCTGGTTAAACTCTTTCACCTGTTGTGGGGGGATCCCGGCAGCGTCACTAGTCAGACCAGTGGACCAACCATTGGCTCCGAAGTATCGCCCGCCAGCAGCTTTCCGCTGCTGCGGGCTCCCTTGTGGATCATCATGCCACCGAAGTTTTCCATCAGGATCCTTGTATAAGTATTCTTTAAGTGCCATTACGCTTTCTCCCTCCCGAACTGGGCCATCTGATCGGAATTCGGTTGACCACCTTGTAGTATCTGCTGCATCACATTGCTACGACTAGTTTGAGTTCCGCCAGTTGGGACATTCTTTCTGACAGTCTCCCGCACAGTATGATTAGCCTTTTGTGGAATATCTGGAGACGGACCAGGACGGCCTTCCTTGGGTTCCTCGAACGTGATCAAGGTACGAAGACGGGGGAGATCCATAAGGTCTGAATACAACTCAACAAGCTCTTGGAAATCGATACGACCACCAGCCTCCTGCAAATTCTGTTGCATCGGCAAAGCGACCTGAGTAATAAAGGTTGTGAGGCCATTTATCCTTTCAGAAGGAGACTTATACTGCATCGAGAAAGGCTCAATCTCAAAGTTATAATCAAGAAAATCCCCTTCCCGAAGTTCCCCATCCCATGTCTGATGTACCGTTCCCCCCTCAGATTCGAACTCAAGAGGCATCTCTTTGATCTGATCGATCCACAAAAGCCAGCCAAGATCACGACAGACATCACTCGTGAACTTCACAACACGGTACTGCATATTCGCCTCACGCTTACTCACTGCACCATGGATCAACCGATCCTGGCCAAGAGTTTCTGCTTGAGGACCAAGTCCCGCCATCGCCTGTAAGTTTCCAGCCATCCGATCGTAGACATCCGTCATGGCCATTCCGAAGGCCTGATTCTTCTGGTCGACGCCACCCATCTTCATCACGTTCACAGAATCGGGGTTGTCGACACGAGTCCACTCCCCATCAGCAGCTTGCTCAAGTCGCTTGGCATCATCGTGATGACCAGCCTGATAGAACGGAATATCCTTCTGTCGCTGGGCCTGACGACGCTGCTTGCGAAGCAAACCATTAATGAGATCCGAAAGCGGTTTCAAATTCATCGCAGGAGAGATACCCATGATGTGATCCGGAACATCCCCAAAAGAGAGAATGTGGAACGGACCACGCTCTGGACCCTGCCACTCCATAACCCGAAGGGGCTTCTCTCCGTTATGAACAGGCCACGTAACTATCTTGTTTTCCTGGGGAAGCCAGACATCCATCAGATCGATCATCGGTTCGTACTCGTCCGGATCACCTTCTGGGTTCATCATGTTCCGCACCCCGGACTTGCCATCCTCACCATCCATGTCACTGAACTTAC